AATTGTAAATGCAGAATAATACCAGTGGTGAATGTATAATGGGATATAATGTTAGCATGGATGAAAATGCTTATATGTGTTTAATGACAGAAACAGAATACAAAGTATTAATGGAGGATTAAGATGACATCAGTACCTACTAATATAACAATTTACAGAGGAGACACCAAGGATTGGTCGTTAACTATTATGGATGATGATGGACGAGTAGACTTGACGGATTGGACAATAAGATTGACTGTTAAAGAAAACAAATCAGATGCAGATATTAATGCAATCATTCAGAAAGAAGGTGTTAATGTTACGGCGACAGATGGAACCGCAACAGTGTCATTAATCAAAGCGGATACGGTTGACCTTGAGATAAAAGATTATTATTACGACATTCAAATTGATAATACTACAACTAGCAAAGTGCATACAATACGTGCTGGCATTTTTACAGTAGCAGAAGACATTACAATCACATCGTTAGCGTAAATTTAAAAGAGGAAACCCAATGGACTATGACGATGTTATTTTGAAATGTATTGATGGTAAGTATAAAACAGTGAAAGAAATAAGTGACGAGACTGGAATTAATTATAGTAGGGTATCAATTCGTGTGAAGATGTTGTTAAAATATGACCTTGTATACGATATACAAACTTTTTCTAATAAGAGAGGAGTTAATCCTTTAAAGTACATTAAGAACGATAATTAAATTATTTTTATATATTAGTAATCATATAGTTTCTATTATAGATATATAATTTTAAAATTCCGTGTGGAAAAAGGACGTTTCTTGGGTTTAACCTTTATTCACACGGGTTACGAGGCGACTAATAATGATTAACAAAACAGAAAATGCCGATGAAGTACAAACTATATACATGGTTCAAATTGGCGACACTGTTTCTAAAGGGTCAAAACAAGGACAAATAATTTCTATGAATAAAGACACAGCAATCGTTGCATACGAAGATGGTGTATTTAAAGAGGAACCTGTAAGTTCATTGACACCCGTTAGAGAGACGTGCGCACATAAGTATTTGTTTGGAAGTGGAAATAAATGAGAGTATACGAGAAGGTGTGGTTGGCTCCACAGCAATTTAAAATCGTAGAAACATATAGTAAAGAATCGGATGCGTCAGATGGTAATGCTACACCAACGGGAGTTAAGATGTGTGGAACAGCAATACACGGTGATACTCCTACGAGAAACGGTATATCATATACTACTAAATCTCTTGCAAAACATTGCGAGAGATTCAAAGAGCGTGGTAGATTTATACCTATGCTAGATACACATAATGATACATCTATAAGGACACATCCTCCCTTTGGACATATAGAAGGATTGAGTATGGATGGAAATAAGTTATTGTATCAAGCAGATATTGATCCAGAAGAAAAAGTGTTTCTTCGTAAAGCTAAACGTGGAGACCTTGGCGAAGTAAGCATCCAAGCAATCGTCGACCAGATTGATGAACAAGAAGATTTGGAAACAGGTGAACCTTATATTATTGCAAACGTAAGAGAACTATTAGAAATTAGTCCTGTTACAATTCCTGGAAGCAGAGATTCTAACATGCAATTTTTAGAAAAAATGGGAGAGCAAGTTACAGAAAAAAGTTTACATAAGTTAGAAAAGAAATACGGTTTAGCAGTTACTGAAAAGAGATTGGTGGAGAAATTCAAAACTGGTGTTTATGCTAAAGAACAAGGTGATGAAGACCCAAAAGTACTTAACGGTAAATTTCCAGAAGACAAAGATGAGGAGAATCCTAATGTTACAAAACCAAATAGAGAAGAAATAACAACAGGAAATAGTGACGGTTTAGTGGGAACGGGTTTATCTAAGAAGATTAAGAAAGCACCGGAGCCAACAATAAAACAACAAGTAGAACGTTCTTTATTGTTAAATAGTTCTACAAAAAGAATTAAATTAATGAGGTAAAATAAAAATGACAACAACAAATGCAGTTGATAATGTAAGTTACTTTGATGTTGCTACATATGAGATGACTGATAATGTTACTATTACATCTGGTAATCCATTACTTTTAACCAGTGGTAAAGTATTACAACCATCATCATCTGGTATTGTAAGCCAAGCAATTGGTATAGCAAGTCAAACAAAAACATTTACATCCAAATCAACAACAGGACAACAAGAATCTGTGGGAGTTATTACAAGAGGATACATGAAGTTCACAGGTTTAGTAGAATTTGGTGGTACGTATACAACAGCAATTGCTAAAGGGGACCCAGTTAGTATTTATTATGATGGTAGTACTTTTTATGTTGTTAACGATGGAACGGCTCCAATAGGAAAAGTTATAGACGGAAATGTAGACGCCGGCGCAGCTGATGATACTGCAACACTTATTATAGATTGTAATTTCGGTATAGAAAATGTTAAACCGTCAGAACTTAATTTTCCGTTTCTAATACCAACGGATGAACAGTTTCAATTCAGAGACAGCGGAATATCTATTTCATCAACCGCAGATGGTAAATTAACAATTGCTTCAGACGGAGCCGGTGCAGATGACATTATTCTTTCTGGTAATGTAACTATTAATGATGACTTAGTTGTAGCAGGAACCTTTTCTGGAGTTGTAGTAGGACAAACATATAACGGTGTCTTACAATTAAATGATAATTTTAACATGCAATTTGAAGGAGTATCAGGAGACTCAGATGGTTTAACAATTAGTTGTGATGCTTCTGGCGATTCTGTTATGAGTAGTACGGCAGGTAAAACAACTCTATCATCTAAAGATGGTGTAGTTAATTTTGTTGATACTGATGCTGGAACAGATTATATTGAATTAATAACTATTGCAGGAAGTAGCAGACAAATAATTGCTGCAGAACCTAGTGGTTTGTTCAGATTTAAAGATGCTGGAGATGCAAATAATTCCGACGTATTAGATTTTGATTTAACTGATACGGCTGGTGCAAATGTAATTACATCCGCTGTTGCTTTAGAAGTTATGACAACTGCTGGTAATGTCGTTATTGATTCTGCAGGGGATATTGTTTTAGAAGCGGCTGGCGCGGATATTACAATGGATGCACAATTAACAATAACTAATACTGCGGCTAGTCAATTCATTGTTGCATACGATGGTTCAAATGATTTTACAACAGATGTAGATGCAGATGGTAGTACAACATTATCAACAAGAGGCACCAACGCTGATTTCGAATTAGCAACTGGAACTACTGGTGATATTACATTAGATGCAAGCGGTGCAATTATTATAGAGGCCGGAGCAACAGGAGTTACAATAGATAATATAACAACTATAACTTCTACAACAGCAGACCAATTTGAAGTTGCTTACGACGCAAGTAATGATTTAACTATTAATGTAGCTAATGATGGTGGAACAACTTTAACAACAACTGGAACTGATGCAGATTTTGAAATAGCAACTGGAACTACTGGTGCAATTACTTTAGACGCAACAGCAGGTATTGCACTTGAATCAACAGGACTTACATCAGATGCGGCGATGGTTATAACAGACGCTGCTGCAAGCCAATTAACATTACTTGCATCAGGAGTAATCGGAACTGTTATTTCAACAGCAGATACAACAGGTAATACATCAATAACTGTATCAGGCGGTTCAGGAAATATCTTAGAATTAGTGGCAGACACACTTACATTTGATTCTTCAGGGGATATTGCATTTGAAGCAGGTGGTGCAGATATATCTATGGATGCACAATTAACAATTACTACAACAGAGGCATCTGCAATTACTTTGGCGGGAGCTAGTACAGGTGGTCTTGTAATAAGTGGTGCTACTACAGAGGCAATAGATATTACTGGAAATTCAACGACTGCTATCAATATAGATACTGGAATATTTGCGACTGGTATAGCATTGGCTGGTACATTAACAACGGCAATGACTGTGGGAGCTTGTGCAGATATCATAGTAGTTGGCGGAGATGTAACAGGCAATTTATTTGATATGGATGCATGCGCTGGAACAAATGGTCAGATGATTTCAACAAGTGGAACCGCGGCAACAACATTTGCGGCAAGAGTGAAAGTTAAAACTACAGATGGAAATCCAGGATACATAAATGTTTATAGCACATCTAACGAAGCATAAATACTTTTTTATTTTTTATTTTTTTAAATACACAGCATAAACCCGAGGTAAACTAAAATGAAACTAAATGTATTGGAACGAGTTACAATATTACAAGTGCTCCCTAAGGAAGGAGATTTTATGATGTTAAAGATAATAATGGATTTAAAATCCGTGTTACCATTAACAGAAGAGGAAATGAAAGAGTTTGAAGTCAAAAATGTAGATGGCGTATACGAATGGAATGCTGCCGGCAAAGAACCAAAAGAAATAGAGTTTGGTGAAAAGGCTTTTGACATAATTTCAGATTCTTTAAAAGCGTTAGATAAAGAGAAAAAATTAACAGTTCAACACGTAACTTTATACGAAAAATTTGTTAATAAACAATTGGAGGATTAAAATGAAAAAAGTAACAAAGGAATTTAAAATGCAAGTGGATGTTACTCCACTGGAAGAAGAGGACGATACTATGAAACCAGAACAACCAATAGAATCAGTACCAGAAGAGGATGAAGTTGTATCAGAAGACACCGGTGAACAAGACATGACTTCTATTGCATCTGCGCTACAAAATATTAATGACGCGATTGCAAATATTGATTCAAGATTAAACAACCTTGAAACTGGTGATAAAATAGAAGAGGAAATTAACGACGATGATGTTACACAAGAAGATTTAACAGGTGTACCTGAGAGACCATTGGGCGCAAAGAAAATAAAACCTATAGTTCCATCAGCACCAAATGTACCTACAGCAGGTCAACCAAATCCTAATCCAATACCGTCTGGTCAAACACAAGTTTCAACTGGAGATTCTCCTGGAGATGCTATGAAACCAGTAGCTAATAAGGATGGAGATGATGGCGGTGCAGAAGGAAAAGTTCCAAAACCATCAAGTGATATTAGCAAACCTAAAATCACAACAAATGCTTTAGAAGGCGAAGACGATAAGAAAGAAGAAGCAGTAGAAGACGGCGACGATAAAAAAGAAGAAGCAATGGATGACGACGATAAGAAAGAAGAAGAAGCAATGGATGGCGACGACCCTGCAAAACCAAAACCAGGAGAGAAGGCATCACCAAATCCAGATCCAATGAGTCAATCAGAAAGTTTCATTGACGGAGAATTAAATAGATTAAAAGAACACATGACTAAATTAGAGGCTATGAAAGTAGAAGCTAATCAAAATAATGTGTTTAAAGAATCACAGTCAGATTCAGTAGACTTAACACAAAGACAAAGTGTTGCTGGAAATGTAAGAAGTGAAAGCACACACAGAGATGTTAATATTGGCGCTGGAGAAGCAGCTCAATTAGACGCAGCTCAAGAAAACTTTTTGGAAACAAAATCAACAGTGGCAGATACCATTAAAGAGTATCTAACAAAAAGTGGAAGTGTATCACCAGCAACAAGAAGAATGTTTGGTCTAAGGTAAACCATTAAAAACAAGGAGGAATATAAAATGGGAAATTTAGCACAGAGTGCAGTAGAACAGGGTTTTTTTGAACATGGTAGTAAGATTGCAGAATCAGCAGGTAAATTACTTATCGGCGACATGTTAAAAAAAGGAGTTTCTGTCGAAGCACTAAAAGAAGAATTAAATCTGAAAGAAGGTTTCAGAGCAAGAGAAGATGTAACAACAGCAAATTCAAATGCATTATATGTAACAGGTTTAGCATCTGTTATCAGAGCTGCAGTTGAACCAAATATGGTAGGGTTAGAACTATTACAATTAAATACTGACCTTATGAATGGTGGTGGAAAAGGAGCTATTCAATTACCAAAAGAACAAAGAATAACAGCAGCGGAAGTAGGAGAAGGCGGAGCAGTTTCTTACACAGGTGTTGGATATACTTCAATAACTGTAACCCCAACTAAGAAAATCGCAGCATCAAAGATTACTTGGGAAATGGTTAAAAGGGGAATGATATCATTAATTACAGCTGAAGCTGCAAGATGTGGAAAAGCACTTGCAAGAAAAGTTGATAGTGATATTATATCTGGTATCGAAGCTATTGTAACAGCAGGAAACAGTAATAGAACAGCAACAGGCGGAGCATCAACAAGAGTTTCTTATAACGACCTTATTGATGCAAGAGCTGATATTGAAGGATTTGAAGTAGGTGGTTTCCATGCTACACATTTAATCTTACATCCTTTAGATTATGCTGCACTAAGTAAAGATACTGATTTCAAAAATGCTTTGTATAGAGCACCAGTAGTAGCAGGTTCCGGCGGTACAGCAACTGCAACAATATTCCCAGTAATGGAATACTTTGGAGATGCTAAAATCATAAGAACAGCTCAAGTAACAAGCGGAACATCAATCTTCGTAGACTCAACTGAACTTGGAACTTTTGTTCAAGAATCAGATGTAGAAGTTGTAGATGGAAGAATTAACGGTTCAGTTGATACCGAAATAATTGCACTACAATCGTATGGAATTGGTATTCAAAATGTTAGAGCAGCAGCTGGCGTAATTATGGCAGCATCTTAAATAAAAATAATTAATGTAATTGATTATTTTTGTATTAATTTTTTATTTTTTATTTTTATTATTCATTGATGGAGGAAAGACAAAATGGGAGCAGGCGATTTCGTAGTTCAAGGAACTTTTACTTTGCCAAAATCCGGTCCAGGAGATGTATCAACAGTGACAGTTACTGCAACGAGCACGACTGCTAATGATACTGTTTTAATTACACCAACATCAACGGTTGTAGATGGACAAGGAAATTTTGGAGTTAAAGTAACAGGCGTCACAACTGACGCGTTTACTGTAACGGCAAGTAGACCACAATTATCAGAAGACCAAACATTTACATTTATTGTATTTGAATCGGCCTAAATAGGAGGAAAGACAAAATGGCAGCAGGAGATTTCGTAGTACAAGGAACTTTCACATTACCAGAATCTGGTCCAGGAGATGTATCTACAGTTACAGTTACTGCAACAGGTGCGGCGGCTAGTGATACTGTATGTATTACGCCAACGTTAACAGTTAGAGATGGACAAGGAAATTTCGGAGTGAAAGTAACAGGCGTTACAACAAATGCATTTACAGTAACTGCAGATAGACCACAGTTACCAGAAGACCAAACATATTCGTTTATTGTGTTTGACGCAGCTTAAATATAATTAGGAGGAAAAAATAAAATGACTATAACAGATGGAAGTGCAACTTTATTCAAAGGTATTCCGGGCGGAATATCAGAACGACATGAGTTTGTAATTGATTTTCCTTTAGAAGCGGGTGAAACCGTTTACAAAGGTCAATTACTATTACATGATGCATCAGAAAACCAACAAACTTCACCTACAGCAGGTTTTGGAGCATCAGGAGATACAAACGGAACAGTAAGAGCATATACAGATGGAGACAGTTATCAATCATACGATGGTATGGTAGGTATATGTTTACTAGATGTAGATGATAGCGATACGACAGCAAATGGATATGGACAGAGAATTGTACCTATTCTTATGAGAGGTATTACATTAATGAGATGTGTTGTTAATGATACAAATGGTACTGATGGTTACGATATCCCTATAACTGCCGGAGCATTAGCAGCTATTGGTGGGGGAGCAGGCGGCGGAACTATGACAGGTTCAAACACAGTTACTGGATTTACAGCATTAACACCAGCGGCTTACGTGTTTAATCCGACAAGTGCAACAGATGGTTCATCAAACAAGCCTTTAGGTTGGTTCTTAGATTATCAAGATGGAACTACTACAACAGAAATTGTTAGTGATGGAACAGCAACAATATCTAATTCACAAGACGAAAATCCAGACACATGGGTTAGAGTTTATATAGATATGTTTGCAGCACATTCTGGAGCACTAGATAAGTTTACTAGTTAAATCTTATTTATTTTTTTATTTTTTATTTTTTGTTTATAATTATGGAGGATACTAAGATGTCAAAATTAAAAAAGCTTTTTAACAAAAAAGAAGCAAAACCAGTGGTAAAACCAGTGGTAAAACCAGTGGCAAAACCAGTGGCAAAACCAGCAGAAAAACCAATGGTAAAACCAGCAGAAAAATCTAGTAGTAATGTAGACTTTTCTAAATATGATAATTACAAAGTTGATACATTAGGTAATATTCAGTTTTTGAATCCTTTTACAGATAAAATGATTCAAGTAAATAAAGACACAAAGCAATGTCCTATCACAGGAAAGGACTTTTAGAGGAGACTAATATGATAAATGAAACCCAAGAAGATGCACCAAATAAGGAGTCTAGTTTAACCCCTAATGAAACTGTGGAGGCACCACAAAATGAAAAACCAATGGAAGAAACTAAAAAAGTGGACGAACGACCTGTGGAAAAAGTTGAAGAAGTTGTTCAAGAAGAAGTAGTTAATGAAGTACCACAAAGTACAATTCAAGAAGATAAACCAGAATTAAAATCTGGAGAAGTTGTTAAAGAACAATCGCAAATAACAGTTATGGACCAAAAGGTTTTAGCTGAAGTAGATTTGAGATTTAAACAAATAAAAGATAACGATGAAATGTGGGTAACATTAGTTGATGATAAAAAGAACTTTTTCAATTCAGCAGATGAAGCACATTTCTTTATTAGACAAAGTCATTGTAAAAAATTACCAGAACAATTAACACCAATTATTGAACATGCTTTAAGTGAAGAAAACAGAATGCTAAGAGAAGCAACAGACGACGAGCTAACAAAAGAATTGAAATACATTGTTATAGAAGAGTATACTACAATGGGATTAATTGCTCCGACGGCGGATGAAGAAGAAAAACTAGTGTTTTAATTGAGGTGAACTAAAATAACCGTTACAGGAAATATTCCAATATCCACCACTGCAGCTTATTGCACAGAGGCGGATTGGAGAGCAAAATACGGGTTTGGTATTGAAGATGAATCTAGTGAACAATTTGCAACTGATTTAACAGAGGCCATGTTCGATGTACGAAGAAACGGTTTTCATTTAGCTAGAGAACGTTTGATTTTTATTGATAGTAATAAAAGAGCGTTCTTACCCAATCAATGGATTGGCGATGGAAACATGGATGGAAGTATAACGGTGTCTGATATATTGGTTTACAAATTATCATCTGACGCTAGAATATTGGAAACCGTAGATACGGCAAATGTAACATCAATAGATTCGTTTAATAATTTTTTACAATTTGATACTTCGTACACACTTACAACACAGCATTATGTAACTTATTATGCTTGTGGAAAACCGTTAGACGAATTGACAGTTGATTGGTTAACACGTGCAACAATGGCAAAAGTTACATTATTAATGTTTCAAAGATTACGTAATCAAAGATTGATAAAAGGAACATCTGGTTGGGCTGCTGGTGGAGTGACAGTAACTAAAAGTGAACAAGATTATGAGTCAATGTTAAAAGAAGCACAACATGTGTATGATTCATTTATCGCATGGATTAAACCGTTAGTATTCCGAGGAATTAGAACTGGAACTGGTACAGGCAATATGAGAGGTTGGCAACCAGGAATAGCGTATTCATCTCAAATGTTTTCAGACCGAAGTGCAATGAGACGACGATGGTAAATTCAACACAAGCAAGATTGGATATAGACAATACGGTACTTACAAAAACCATTGTGTATAAAACATTTACTTTAGTTGAAGATATGTCTTACGGGAGCAAAACAAAAACAGCAGTTAATTATAGTCTTAAAGCACAAATAACAATACAAGGACTTTCGGACAAGTTTGTAAAACAAGGATTGTTAAGTGCTGGTGATGCTATTGGTATTTTAAGATATGAATACACCAAAGAAACGACGGGGGAAACTATTTCCCCGCCTTTGGTACCCAAACAAATACCAACAGCAGATGAACTTAAATTTTTGAATCGTTGGTTCAGAATAAAAAGTTTAACACCAATAACGTCCGAAGACGACGGAATTATCATGTGGGAATTTTTAGCAGACAATATATCAAATGAAGAAAGCATATTAACAAGCGAAGAGTCAAGTTAAATGGGAAACGAAGCAAAGTTTTCTGTTGAGATGAATGCTAAAATAAAAAAAGCTTTAGGAGACGCGTTAGAAACAAGTGCAATGCTAGTTTTAGGTAAAGCAAAAGAACTTGCTCCATTCGGAAAAACCGGAGAGTTAGGAAATAGAATATTTGTTGACATAGACAAAGATAAATTGACTGCAAGAGTTTACACCGATTTATCTTATGCTCCATTTGTAGAGTACATGACAAAAGCTCATATCATACGACCAAGATTTAAAAAATCACTTGCTTGGGGAAAAAATATTGGAACATTACCAAATGGTGATAATATGAAAGAAGTTGTTCTTAGAAAAGGACAAGAGGTTCATCATCCCGGAACACAAGCACAACCGTTCATGAGGCCTGCGTTGGATACAAGTACCGAAGAGATAAACAGAATATTTGCAAAGGCCATTAATAACATTCGTTAAATTATTTTTATATATTAATAGATTCATTATATCATTATCATATGCCAAGTGGCATTAAAACAGACCAAGAGGTCGTAATATGGCAAAGACAGATTCAATAGACGAAATTGAGCTTAAGGATGAATTAGTTAATTTCGTTCGATGTAAACTATATAGTTTAGATGATAAAAATAGGGAAACAAAACATACTCAAACTTTTGATGCTACTTCTGGTCAAACATCATTCACGTTAACCTACGGTACTAAATTACGATTCGTAGAATCTGTTACACAAAATGGTGTTGAAATAGATTTTGGCGACGATTACGATTTTACTTTTCCGGGTTCTCAAAGAACAAATACTGGAAAGATTATATTAAATGTAGGTGCTACTATACATGACGCCATTGTAGTAATATATGGCTACGCAAATACATTTACAAACAATGGAACTACGTATAATAAAGATGCTATGGTGTATCCTGATTTTCCAAGAAGTGATTTGAGTATATCAAAATATCCGCGTATTGGAATAGGAATTAGTTTGCCTAGGCAACCTGGAGGTTTGTCTGGTGGTACTAAAAACGTATTGAAAACAAATATACGTGTTAGTATTATTATTTTATCGGAGAATACTTTTTTATTAGATAAATTTTCAAGTACATTAAACACAGCATTTATTGAATACGCTAAGAAGTTTTATAATTTTAGATATATTTATGCAGAGAATACAACTAATATTTCGCTATCAGAAGATGTTACTGCAGATGTAGTCGCACGAAATATTGATTTAATTATTCCAGATAGGTACGAACTTATATCGTACGCATGAGGTACACAAAATGAAAAGAATATTTAAATATTATGATGGCTCACCAGTCATGCTAAAAAAAGATTTGATTGTTAAAGCTAACGAACTAACAGAGGTTGAAGAAGATGATAACGAATTACTATCTTATCTCACAAATAACCCAAGATTTGAAGAAGTTATTGCTGAACGTGTTGAACCTGTTAAAGAAGTTGTTACAGAAAATAGTAAACCAGATACGGAAACATTATCAACAAAAAGTAATAAAAATAATTATAAGAAAAAAGTAAAACAAACAATGGAGGAAAAATAAAATGGCATCAGATGTAGCACGTGCAGGAATTGATACTTATACTTTGTACGGAACTGAAACAACTTACGGGACAAAAGCAAGTACGATTGCTTCACATTTTGGAATCGTTCAAACAATAACACCATCTAATAGAAATACACTTATACAACAAAGAGGATTTCGTGGAACAACGACGGGTGGTAGAGAATTAATAAAAGCATTAGGTGGAAAATTTGAAACAAGCATTTCAATAGATTTTCAACCACAACATTTTGATTGGTTAAAACATGTAATGGGAACTAGAACTGGAGCAGGAACATCTGTATCTAAATATGTTTATACTACAAAAATTTCTAGTATTACAACGTCAACAACGGAAAACAAGTTAGTTGATACATCTGTAACTTTTGATACAGGTACTTCATTAGTAGGTGCGAAGGTTTATAATACAACTGATAGCACGTATGCGAAAGTAACAGCAGTGGATGATGCAAATACATTAACATTGGCTGCAGACATAATGGCAACTGCAGAAGCGTACACAATAATTGTTGATAATCTTACACCATTAACAATTACTACCAATAAAGAAATGGGAACGAGTGATAGACAACTTGCTTACCTAGGTGGAAAGATTAATAGTTGTACAATCAGAAGTACTTTCGGAGAAGCGGTTACAATAACTTTAGAAGTTCTGGCGGCAGATATTGACCAAGCTGCAGCGCTTGAAACACCCGTTGCGTTAGATGCTGCGGACATTTATACTTTTACTGGTAGTGCAATAGAATGGCCAAACGCGACGGTAATTACAAATGTCATTGATGATTTTGAGATAACAATAACTAATAATATAGAAGTATTGTATGGTCTTGGAGCAAGAACTGGTAAGAAGGCAAAAGAGAAAGCAAGAGAGTACGGTTTGCGAATAACTATGAAAACAGAAGACAATGAATATTCAACTGCATTTTTAGGCTCAGCAACGGCAGTTACAACACCAACTGAAGTTGCAACAGTTGAATTTAATATGACTGGAGGAACTAATCATACTGCAGCCTTTTTGTTTACGGCGGTAACATTAGAAGACTGGGCAGACCCAGAAACACTTGCAGAAGTTGTTCCAGAAGAATTAACTGGTATAGCGGAATCATTAGAAGTAACTGAACAACAAACAACATAAGTAAATAAAAATAAACCCAAGGAGGAGTATCCAAATGAAAGAAGAAACCCTTACAGATGTGCCTAATTATGAGGGGCAAGATATTGTAATTCAGAAAATGGATTATGGTAGAAGTAGTGAATTATCAGAAGTGTCAACAGAGATAACTGTGGAAGATGGTAAAGAAAAGATTGTCGTTCATCCAGCAAAGGCAAGAATCTTTACTCTTATATACGGTATTAAATCTGCACCATTTTTTGAGATGGCAGACGAAAAACATAGAGAAACAGCCGTACGAACTCTCGATAAAGATACTGGCGATTTTTTGCATATTAAAATACAGAAATTGAATCTGGCTAAGTACAATGAGGATTTAATAAAAAAATCAGAGCCGCAGCCAAAGGCAAAGCAATAAGCTCTGTTGCTGTTGGCGAGATAATAGAGAAGGCATTACTTTGTAGAACATTTAAATGTTTGCCTTCAGAGCTTGAAAAAGAAGACCCAGAAGAATTGTCAGCTATATCAATAGTATATCAAGAGATGGGAGCAAAAAACCCACTCTTTTATTTTATGTAAAATGGCAAACGCAACATTAGAAGTCGATATTATTCCAAAAGCGGATAAGCAAAAGTTAATAGAAGAAGCTAGAAAGATGAGTGCTGAAGTTAATAAACAGTTTAAAGGCTCTTTGATGATTGACGGGCAGAAAGTAACTACAAGTGACCCAAAGAAATTCAAAAATCTTTCTAAGAGCTTGGGTTTAGAATCAAAAACAGAAACATCTTTTGATGCTGATACTGGTAAAGAGACTACAACAGGAACTGCTAAAGCCAAGGCACCAAAAACGGGAGGAGCCTTTGCAAAGCTTGGTGGTTCTTTAATGGGAATGCTTGGTCCACTAGGAATAGCGTTAGCAGTAATTGGAAATCTAAAACCAATATTAACAATGGTGCGTGTTATTACAAAATCTATCGTTGCCATCGTTCAACCTGTGACAGATTTAGTTTACATTTTATTGATGCCAATAATATCTATTTTCAAACCAATTTTGTTAATGATTAGAACACTTATGGCCCCGTTCAGAAAGATTGCATTGCAGTTAGCTGGCGCAGGTTCTAAAGCTATTGCTGGTGGAGATTTTGCAGCAGGTATGAAATTAATAATGTTATCAGCTTCTACTATTATATCACCGTTAATTGTGGTAGTTGTTGGTGAGGCAATGAAATTAGTGTCTACAATATTGTTCGGGCAATTAGAATTAATACTTGGTGGTGTATTGACCATTTTGCAACCTCTGTTGAAATGGTTTGGAGTAAATGTAAATGATGCTAAAAAAACACTCAGTGGTGTATTTAGTACAGTAACATCTAAGATTAATAATGTTATTGCTAATCTAGAAATAGATGCGTTAATAGGAATAGCAGGCATATTACAAGGTCAAATTGACGGGTTTATATCTGAGAATAAAGATTTAGCAACAGAGTTAGGAATAGATGATATTAATATTGCCGACGAAGTTGAAAAAGCATTGTCTCCATTAAAAGTTTTAGAAGAAGATACACAGGTTGTTGTTGATAATAATAAATCAATGGTTCAGAAAATGTTGGATAGTCTTGATGCAACAAAATTGGAACAGGAAGCAAAAATAGCAGAAGCAGCTAAAGGAATAACACCTAAAGAAATTTTGGCTATGGGACAAGGACCTCTTACAAATAAAGGAGCAGCAGAATACGAAGTAATGGCATCTCCAGAAGCAGTAGCAAATAACTTTAAAGAGAATCAATCAAAGGTTGTTGAAAATATAATGACGGAAATGTATGTTAAAAATCCTTTAGAAAGAATGAGAACTTTTAGAACTGGGTCAGTGGCTGAAATAGGAAAGATTGGTGCTGGATTTAAAAAGAGATTGTTAAAGATGGCGGCAGATGCTGATGCTAACGCGTTAGCGGTTGAACAGACGACTCAGCGAATGTATGATAACATAGAGGCAATGGCTAGAAGAGTAGCCGAAAAAAACGTCTATACTAACCAAGGTACAAATAGTAGACAAAATGGACAGTTATCAAATCAGAGGTCACCAACGAACTAAAATGGTATACGACATATCAATAACGGCAGGCGGAATTACATTTACGTTTCAAGCAGGAGATGTCAATGTTTGCAAATCTTCTATCAATTCAAATTTAGAAACTAACGAGATGCCTTCATCAGGTCCAATGTTAAATCAGTTATTTGATTTTAACGGTTCATCAAAAACAATAACAATTGGTGGAAGGTTGACAGACGCGTCTACGACACGAACTACTACCGGAACTATTTCCGATGCATTAGACCAGAAGTTTTGGTTAGAAAGTATAGGTGGAGGAGCACAAAATCCAATGGTGTTTACATCTAATTATGAGTATCAATCAGTTGTATCATCATCGGGAGGAGTATCACCTTATCAAGGCTCGTTTCTTCCAACGCAAATTATGATTGAAGCGATGGATTTTGAAGAACTAGAAGCAACACCAGATGTTATTCCTTTTACAATAAGATTAAGAGTCGGAACATTTTAAAATGGCGTATACAGCACCAAGATTAACACAAGTTGTAATAAATTCCGTCGACGTTACGGACTACGTAATAGGATGGGGTATTGATTTAGTTTATAATGAATCTATTGGTGATTGTAATATTATTTTATCATCTAAAGTGGCAGACGTATTGACCATGGATGAAACGTTAAACGGTTCGGCCGTAACAATCACAAGAGGAGTATCAACATCCACAGAAACATATGTATTCAGAGGAGAAGTTGTTAATCCACAACCGGATGGTAATAGATATACAGTATATTGTAAAGATAGATATTATGCGGCTATTAGAACAGAAGTAACGAAAACTTACGACATCAATATTGATGTAGAGGCCGGAGTTATCAGTGATATATTTGCAGATTTAATAAATACGTACGCAGATGATTTGACGGCAGATGCAACGTCTGTTCAAGATAGTGGAACAGTACTTGTCAGAAAGAAATTTGTTTGCAATCATGCAGATGTATATGAGAGAACGAGTCAACTTGCCACAACAATGAATTGGCAGCATTATTATGACCCACAAACAAATAAGATTTATTTTGAACCAAAAGGTTTTGTTGATAGTGGTTTAACGGTTGAAACGGGAGTAGATATTGTTGAAATTCCAAAATGGAATTATGATAGCACAACAGTTGTTAATAGCATAACTGTTATTGGAGCAGAACAACTCGTTTCAACAACAGAATATTTTAATGGTGACGGAACAACGGTGACTTTTGCACTTGCTAATACACCAGTGGATGTGAAGGTTTATGTTGGAGACGCAGATTACGACCCAGATGCAGGAACACGACCAAGTGATTCAGAGAGTAATTTAGAAGTTGGTGGTAAAGAAGGTTCTACATCTGAAACTTACGATTATACATATGATGAAGACCCACAAATTAAAACCGTAACATTCGAATCAACGGCGGTACCAACTACACACACAAAAAATGTAGAAGTACAATACACATATAAATTACCTGCTCCTGTAACAGGAACAAATCCAATGTCAATAACAACATACGGTTTACATGAACAAACATATTTTAAACCAGAATTAAAATCAATAGATGATGCAGAAAAGTTTTTAGATAAACAACTAGAGTTTCATGGCGAACCATTTACCAAGACAACACTAAAAATTACAGACGCCACAACACTTCAAACTGGACGAAAAATAACTGTTATAGATAACCAAAATGTTATTACAAAGGAATTAATAATAACAAAGATAGCTATGAGATATCCATATGTAAATGATGCTGTTGAAGTGGGTACTCAGCGAATTGCAGACACTCAATTTGAAGCAGAAATAATGGATAGAATACGAAGACAAGAAGAACAAGACGGCGAATCACAGGATTTGTTATTACATGTATTTTCTTTGAATTCAACAATGAGTTATGAGAATAGAAGTTTCACATTAGAAAAATTAGATGTAACAACTGGTGGAGCAGCGGGTTATATAATTTGGGGACATCCAGATTATTCAGAATTTAATAGCACTACTGCAAAATGGGGAACAGAATCATCGTTTGGTACTTATGCGACATCACAATTAATTCCTGGAAATAATATATTCAAAGAGTTCATTTACGATAATGATTATATTGATACCGGTAGTACAACGGCAACAGTAAATACTACAAATAACAATATTTTATTGGATGTTGGACATGTGTTTTTATCTGATTTAATAGCAATGGGAACTGCGTATGGATATGTGACGCCGGTATTGTTATCTAACGATGCGACTTATGATATAGAGGTAAGTGCAGATAACAAAGGAACATGGCAAACACTTACTAATAATACTAGAGTGGCTCTGACGAGTAGTGATGGAACGGGAATATACCTTAGGTTGACAGATACAAGTCTGGTGTTAGGAACATTACTTCCTATGACATTACCCGAGACATTTGTTGGTGATACTGTTACAACAACAATACAAACAACGTATGAAACAGATGGGACTTACGATGAACCTGCAATAAAATTAATATTCGAGGAATGAAAAAATGACAGCAAGAAATTGGTACGATAAACAATCAGCCGGTGTTACAACTGGTGACGTTGTAACTTTAGATTCAAGAGATGACCAGATTGATTACTTGACAAAATATAGTTCAAAGGGAGATATAGCTATTGGTCTTAGTGCTGTTAGAGATAGTACTGGTGTAGGATTATTGGCCGTTGGAACTAATGGAAAAGTGTTAACAGCAAATAGTGCTGCCACCAATGGAATAGATTGGCAGACACCAGATACTAATGCAACAACGATAACAGTGGCAGACGAAAGCACAGATACTTCATGTTTTGTTTTGTTTGCAACTGCGGATACTGGTAGTTTAGGAGCCAAATCAGCCTCAGGATTGACCTTTAATTCATCTACTGATATATTGACATCAACTGGATTTGCAGGTCCTTTAACTGGAAATGTAACAGGCAATGCAACAGGCTCATCAGGTTCATGCACAGGTCTTGCAGCAACTGCAACGGCGCTTGCAACGGCTCGAAGTATTGGTGGTGTTAATTTTGATGGTACCGCAGCTATAGTTCCTACAACAATAGCTGTTACTGATACCGCAGACGCTACTTGTTTTGTGGGTCTTTGGGAATCTGCATCTGGTGATTTATTACCACAGACAGATTTAGGAATAACATACGATGCAACATCAGGTATTCTTTCATCTACAGGTTTTGCGGGTCCTCTTACAGGTAATGTTACTGGCAATGCAACAGGGTCATCAGGTTCATGTACAGGCCTTGCGGCTACTGCAACAGCATTGGCTACGGCCAGAAATATAGGTGGTGTTTCATTTGATGGAACAGCTTCTATAGTACCTACAACAATAGCTGTTACAGATACTGCAGACACTACATGTTTTGTTGGATTATGGGAATCAGCTTCAGGAGATTTATTACCTCAAACGGATTTGGGATTAACATATAATGCTGATACAGGAATGTTAACAGCAACAGGATTTACAGGTCCTTTAACTGGAAATGCAACTACAGCATCGTCATTAGCGGCAGACCCTACTTTAACTGGTTTTGTTACCATTAACCAAGATGCAGATGCAAAAGGTTTATTGATAGATAGTGAAGCGACAACAGAATCTAATTATGCTTTAGAAATTCAAGGTGGACCAACAGCCACAGCGGTGAGATTTGCTATTGGCGCGTTGGCAACTACTGAAACTGAATTTATTAGAGCCGGTTCTTCATCTAATAGATTCTATCGTAATTTAGCAGCGGCGGCAACATGGGGAACGGTCGTTTCTATTGTTCAAGCTAATGCAGGAGATGACCAAGAATGTTTAACTCTTACTAACGCCGGAAGTGGTGAACTTATTAAAGCTACAGGTTTCGTTGTTGTAAATGATGGAACAACAACGGCTACAGGTTTTGCTGGTCCTTTAACTGGAAATGTAACAGGAGATATATCTGGTAATGCTGGTACGGTAAGTACTATTACGGGTCTCGCCCCTGACACTGCAACAACAGCAGCAGCCCAAGCAAACATAACAAGCTTAGGAACATTAACTGGTTTAGATGTAATACAAACAGCCACAACAGGTAAAACTTTAAGTGTTAGTAGAAACTTAGCCAGTGCTAGTACTGATAGTCCTGTAGTATTCATAGAACAAGACAATGCTGGTGATGATCAAAATGCTTTAAAGATTCAACAAGATGGTTCTGGGGTATCACTAAATCTAGACCACAATGGTAATGGAACAGTAATACATATAGGTAACGCTGGAACTGGTATTGGTATTCAAATGACTAACTCCAGCATCGACAATGCTAAGACTGTTCAATTTAATGGTGAAGTTGACACTGGAACAGAAACTACAGATTATACAATAACATGGAATAATGGACAAAAACAAAAAAGTACACTAACAGCCAATACAATAACAGCAACGTTAGATAATCCAACAAGCGTAGGAAACTTCACACTAAAAGTAGTGAATGGAGGATTAGCAACACTAACATGGGCAGCAACGAGTGGTAGTGTACTATGGGCAGGAGGAAGTGCACCAATACTAACCAGCAGTGGAACAGACATAATAAGTTTTTACTACGACGGAACAAACTTCCACGGCGCGGCTAGCTTAGACTTCAGTTAAAAATGTTAGGATACTTAATCAATAGAAAATTCAGAAAATACTGGTGGCATTGGATAATAATATACATACTCGAAATAACAATGCTAATAATAACAATTAAAATAATGGACTTGTGGTAGGAGGAGACAAGAATGAAATACGGAAAGATAGAAGAGGAAATAGTAGTTGATATCAAAGATAATATACCAAACACTAAAACTCAAAGTAATATACAAAGAGATATGATACTAGCAAATAGTCTAGGATGGTACGAACTAGTAGAAGATTGGCCAACACTAAAAGATTATGAAAACGTAGAATCAACATCATACGAACTAGACGAAGAAACAAAAATCATTAATGCAATATTCACAATAAAAACAGAAACACTAAGTGAATATAAAACTGTTAAAATCATTGAATTAAAAAGATATGTTAGTAATATTATCAATGATAAATATCCTGAGTATAAACAACGAAGTGCAGCATTAGGATTATACAGTGAAGAAGAAATAACAACCATTAAAGATTTTATAACAGCACAAATAATATATTGTGATACAGAAGAAGAATTAATCAATAGTAAGACAACACTATTACAAGTATCAAACATTAAATGGGTTGAAGAATAATGGCATTATCAACGGGAATTACACACTATTGGAAGTTTGATTCAAACAGTGCTACACAATCAGACGAGGTTGGTAGCGATGATGGAACACCAAGCGGTGCAGCATATACTGCTAGTGGTCAGATTAATGGAGCTTACGGTTATGTTAGGGCTAGTAATAATTATATAGATTTTAGTAGTGGACAAATAATACCAACGGCTGGTAATCCAATGACTGTATCAATGTGGGTTTATAATACTGCTGCCTCAATAGGCTCTGGAGAATACCACGTTATGGCTTGTTTTAAACAAACAACACAATACTTAATACTTATAAGAAACGTTGGTGGAGTAGTACAATTGGCTAGTGAATTTAGAAGTGGAGGTTCAAACGCCGGAATATATTGTACTATAACATATGCCGATTATAAAGATTCTTGGATGCATGTAGTAATGACTTACGATGGTGGTACACTAAGTGACTCTGACAGTTTTAATATGTATATTGATGGGTCATTATATACTACTGGTAAGGCATCAACCTTTGATGGCGGTAGTAGTACAGTGAACAGGCTTGGTATTAACGCTACAGACAATGGTTACTCTTTTGGTGGAACTATTGATGAAGTTGGTGTATGGTCTAAGGTACTAACAAGCACTGAAGTAACAGAACTTTATAATAGTGGTGATGGTTTGCAATATCCATTTGGTTCGGCATCAATCCCAGAAAATGCTATCTTTCAAGGAACAAATCAATAAAAATAATAGGTGAATAACAATGGCAACAAATAGTATTATTGCAACGACAGGAAAAAACGTATTATTGTATAGAGGATTTACTGACACAGTAAATTTAAGTGCAACACAATATCTAGCCCCAACGGTATTTAAGGTCGGTCGAGATAGTGACACCTTGAGTGTTACTGATACTGATTTAACAAACCCTGTTCAGATTACAGATGGAACAATCAATGATGATGGAAGTAATACATTGACTGGTTCAAACGGTGGAAGTAATACTACAGATAACACAACAACATACAAAGAAGGTTCTGGCGGAGCAGATAAAACTGCACAAAATCTTATTGCTGACGACACGAATGCAACTAAGACTTGGACAATAGCAAATTTAGCTGCGGCGGGAGCAAACATGACTGCCACAGAACCCTTCAGTAAATGGCATTATATTAAAGACGCTGCGACACTTGCTAAATATAAAACTTCTGGAACTTGTTTAGAAATAAAATTTGGCAGTGATTCATCAAATTATTATAGTAAAACAGTAGAGGCATCTGCGTTGACGACGGGTTGGAATTTTATCACATCCGGAGAAACATTAGTAAACGCTCTTACAGAAACTGGAACAGTTGCTGGCGACCTTGATACATTTATTATTGAGATAACAACAAACAACGCAACAGATGAGTTTGCTGCTGGCGATGTAATTTACGATTTATTAAGACAATGGGCTGCATCAAATTTAATACAAGATATTGTTGTAGGTTATCCGACATTTGATACAACAAAAAAAGAAGTAACAGTTAGGGCATTACTAAATACAGGCAACGCTAATGGATTTAATGTGGATTCAACTGGATTATTCAATGAAGATACGTCACCATTAATTGTTAATGAATCTAGTTTTACAGAAGAAAGCAAAAGCACATCGGACCAATTTGCATTTATTTATAAGAATAGAATACTATAGAGGAGGAATAAAAAATGACATTTAGTGTAACAAATACTTTTTTAAATGATACAGCCGGAAATGCTGATGCAGACGATGTTAATCAGAATTTTACAGACATAGAAAATCAATTCAATAATAGTACACCAACACCAGATATACTTCCACAGATTGTTCCAATCGGTTGTGTCATGGCTTGGTTAAAAACCTTTACTAACACACCAGCACTTCCAACAGGTTGGGTTGAATGCGATGGCAGCGTATTGAGCGATGGCGACAGCGTTTACGATGGTGAAACAATACCAGATTTAAATGCTGATGCTGGAAGTGACCAAAGAATGCTTAGAGGTAATACTACATCTGGTTCAGTTGGTGGTGCAGACGCGGTGGATTTATCGCATATACATAGCACAGGAGCAACAAGTAGTAATGGCTTTACTCCAGGAACTACAAAAACAGATTCGCAACTAAGTTCAACAAGTACGTTATCTAAGTATTATGAAGTTGTTTGGATAATGAGAGTTAAATAAAAATGAAATGGTATAATGAGCTTATTTCAAGACTGGATAAATACTTTAGTGACAATGAGAACAAAATTATAAACAAACAAAACATTGAATTAGAACAAAAAGATTGTCTCATTGATGACCTTAATGATAGGATACAAGAGCTTCAAGAAAACGCGTCGGTTTCTAGTTATGAACTAGAAGAACTACAACAATCTAATGACGAATTCGTTAAGCAATTAAAAGACAACAATAAACATTATTCTCTCTTGACATTTAAACGGTGGATGAATGAAAATATCGTTTCAACACAAATTAAATATAGGTTCCGAGATTCATACGTGCCGGTGCATCTGTCACTACATAATGTGGATGACAAATTCTTTCTAACGTTTATTAAGAATGATTTACATATGATTGTGGAACGATTCGTTACGCTAGAGAGTTTTATATATTCTTTTGTACTAGGATTCCATAAAAGGTTTCCAGTTTCTAAGTATTATGCTTACGATGAAGACGCCTACGGCAAATCGGAATGGTGGGAAAATCCAGATATAGTATTACAAAGATTTTTAGACGGAAAGAAAGACGATTGTGACGGATTCACTTTAGTAATGTACTCATGTTTAAAAGCAGTTATTATGAAATATTATCCTACAGAGATGTGGAGACTGCGTTGTTTCATAGTGGCACCAATAACTGGCGGCGGTCACATACTTCTTGGTTGGGTAAAATCTGGTTGTAATGACTGGGTTCCAATTGAAAGCACATGGTACACAAGTTCATTCAAACGAGCATGGTTAGAAAATATTACCATAAGAAAAAATAGTGCATACGATATAAATTATAGTTTCAATCATATAACAGAATATAGAAAAATATAACGAAGTGATAACGTGGCGTCTAGAACATTACAAGTGCATGATGGAATTAGAGATGATGCGGCTAAACATCCAGAACATTTTTGTCTAGAAGATATTATTGGAGTAACAAAAGACTTTCATATGATGCGGCGCCATCGCACCATTGGTGAAATAGATTTGTTAATGATTGATTCAGAAGGTGTTTATTATCCTTTCGAAATAAAAACACACAATACACACCGAGTTAAGGCAGAACATCAATTGCATGTCGCAAAAAAATATTTGCATGATACTTTCAGACCAAGTCTAATTGTTCCCATTTATGTTTGGGGACGACGAATGTATTACGAAAAATTAATTTAAGAGGTAACCAAAATGGATATGAATATTTTAATACCTTTATTGGCAGCAACTACAAGGTCTGTTGCCGGTTGGTTAGAGAACGCGTTAGACGATGGAAAAATAACATTGTTAGAATGGAGACAATTAGGTTCAACAGTTATCAGAATATCTGTTTATTCTTTTGCAATCTTATTTGGATTTAATGTCGACCCAATTACAGCTTCTGCATTAGCAGTTTTATTAGATGTAGGAATCATTAAAATTTATAAAAAGAAAAAGAAATAAATTATGGTGTAACATACTCTATAAACAAATTACAATCTGTGAGAATTTCAAAGTCGAGTTTCTCTTTGTAAGAATCTAATAGTCTTCTATCAAATGGCTGAGTCTTAATATGATAACCGTTCTTTGTTTCGATTATAATACTTATTTGTATTTGTTGTTCATCCAAGGCATTTAATATTATGCCAACACTTTCTTTTTCGTCGTAATCAATCATAAAATATTTAGTTGACTTTGACTTGGCACCCTTTTCCATTAAAGATGAATAGAAATGTCCATACAATTTTTTAAACATTGCACTATTGTCCACGCCATTAAGTTCGTTCTCAACCCAACCTAATATCTTATTCATTAAGATGAATGTGGCCTTCTTCGAATCTCTTGCATTTAAACTAACATATAAGTAGAACGGAAAACTCTTACCATTTTCGTCTTTGTAGTTTGTAATCTGCGCTTTTATCTTATTGTATTTTCGTATAACATCCTTCTCGTTTTTAATTACTTCACGGAAAACAATCTCTTGACTATTTGTAATCTCTGGTGTATCTTTCTTTCTGCTAACTGCTAGTAAAACGTAACAATCATATTTTGACATGAACTCACAATGAGTTTGTAATCTTGTAATTGCATTTTTCATTCTTGTTCCTCACATAGTTCCCATACACCATTTTTAACTAATGTTGCGGCAATTATTGTATCTGATGCTTCGTCGCCGTTTATATCGTAAAATCCAGACATAGTTTTTGAAACATCATAACCAACCCTTGGATTTTTTTCTCCTTCTTTTAACTGTTCTTTTGGTGTTATCATCCATTCGCATATTTTTCCTTCTTTCATTTTATTTACTGCTTCAATTAGATTCATCTTTTCACCTTGTTTAATATTTTTGTTACAAATTCATCAACTGACATTGAAAAACCAGCAGCAAACTTGTGTCCACCACCACCATATTTTTCAGCAATTTTCCCTACGTCAATTGTATTGCTTCTTAAACTACAAATGATTTGGTGGTCTCTGAAACTCCATATCAGGGCAACGGGATAACCATATTCTTTATAACACATTTCACCCACATCACTTACATTATGGTTAGTGTTTATTATTCTTGTGTGATGACCTTCAAATTTAAAAGCCGTTCCTTCTGAATAAGATTGTAGAACTAATATCTTTTTCTTTTCCATTAATAAATAACCTTGTTGAATCCATTCAGATAGTATACCTTCCGGTGCAAGAAGCGCAATTGATGGCTCTTTGTATTTCATGGAAACATATTCATGAAATGCTTTTGTTTGTTCTCCATGTTTAAACTCCCACATATCGCGGTCTCCTATTAATTGTATTCCGAACGGCATGTCTTCACGTGGAAAAAACCACTTCCATGTAAGTTCACAACCGGATTTTGTTATGTCGCGTAATCCGTCTATGACTTTTGAATCCCATAGTTCTGGTTTGTCTATGTCTTTTGAATCCCATAGTTCTGGGTTGTTATCTTTAGCCGTTTGATGATGGTCAATCCAGCAAAGGAGATTGCAAGCTTCTTTTAATTGTTTCATATTATCAAAACTAAAATCAACAACAATACATAAAGAATCTTTAACAGTTTCAGTAAACCAAGTATCACCATAGTTAACTCCAACAAATTCTGCCTGTGGGTACACTTTCTTTACGATAGATGCTGAAGCAATTCCATCCATATCCTTGTGGTAATAGCATATAACATTTTCTTTTTCATCCATTTTAGTCTTCATATTTGATTTATTATTATATATGATAAATCATATATATAAGTAATAAAGGTCCTTTATTCGACCTTTATTGTATCAGCATGGTCCAAATCCGACCGTATCTTTAGTAACCTTGCATGTCTTAGGCTGTGAGTACCGTCAGATTTTTTGGTTATCTCATTATATCGAACCTCAACAATCATGCCAGTAAGCTCGCTATCTTTTGATGCCTGTAATAAAAATCCGCGTAATTCATCTGATATGCCAGAGCCAACTTTGCTCTTCACTTCTCCAGAATCATCTTCTATTGCAAGAGCGCCAATCGTATCTTTGTATTTACCAGTACCAAGTTCAAACCCTGTAACTTTAAATGAGTTCTCAAAGATTTGTTTGATTTTAAACCAATTAGTTCGTCCACCGAAATCGTATTTTCCATGTACGTCTTTTATAATTATTCCTTCTTCGTTGTTATTACAAGCCCACTTATAATATTGTTGTAACACTTCTGTTGTATTGGCAACAATGTACTCTTCAAACTTTAGTAAATCAGATTCATTGAAAAAGTCTCTGTATTGTTTTGTTCTTTCATGCTGTGGCAATTCATGCAGTTGACAACCGCCAATGTTTAAAGCGTCATACATTCTAAAATGCAAACCTTCTACCGGTTCTATCTTTTCTGCTTTTCTTCCGATTCTTTTCTGAATAGAATTAAAATCTTTGGCCATGATTTCACCATCAACTTTAAAATCTGTATTGTATTTAAGCATCTCTTCCACAATCTCTGGAACAAAATCCACCGTCTTTCCTTGACGAGATGTGATAACAATTTTGTCACCGGTTTTTTCAATGATAGCACGCATTCCATCGTATTTAATGCAAGCCATACAAGGAAATGTTTTGTGTTCTTCTGGTTCTTGATACTTCCCACACAATTGAACTTCAAATTTAAATATTGTTTTCATATTGTGTTTTTTCAGAATCTTATTTACGGTTGATAATGATACACCAATTCTCAGGTTCTTTAAAAGAATTCTTACAAACCATTTGGCAATAGTTTTATCCATAGATATTAATGTTTCTTTTATATAATCTGTCTGATTATTTCCAGATATTTTTGTAACGTTGTCAAGAATTTCTGCGACCATACCAAAACTAATATCTTCTTCTTTTTCGTTAAGATGGTCACAAACAAGTTCGCCGGCGTCTTCGTGCTTATTAATTCCGTCGTAACCAACAGCCTTCTCAATAGTCTTTGTGCTTACACCGTAAATAATATCTCCGTAAACAGTATGTAGAAGTTCAAGTGCGTCTGGTTGATTCAATACAAATTTTTCTAGAAGTTCTCTTTTTAGATTTGTACCTTTTGCGTTTTTGATATTTTGTAAGTATGTTACGATTTCTTTCATTTGAGTTACCTCCAACCCGTTTGTGGTGGCGGACCAACATTTTTTCTTGCCATGAATTCTGCCTTCCGTTCATCAATGAGTCTGTTAGTATCTTTATATGTTTGTTTGATTCTTTGTATTTCTTTCTTCAAATCTTCTTGCCATTTTTCAAAGGATTCGGCCATTTTACAGACCTCTTTTATTTAACTCTGTCCTTGCAACATCTACAGAAAATTTAGAATTATCTTTTCCGCTTAGAGCATCCTTAAATCCCAGATACCTGCTTCTGAAACATTTAAACTTTCGTTGGAATCTGACCCTAAACCCATTGATTCAAGTTTTTGGCCAACTTTCTTTGTTATATCAATTGTTTGTATTATTTGTTTCATCTTTGCCACCTTTTAGTTATATATTTGATTATATTATTATATATATAAGCTAGTATATAAACCTTTCTATTCTTGTTTATAAACTACGGTCGGGTATTCTCAGATGCTTAGGAGCCTTAGGGATTCTACAGTTCATTATCCCATTATAATAATCTTCTCTGAATAGGGCAGCATGTTCAATCTGGTATCTAACCTCGTGATAGGCACATTCCCACCTCGTTTCAAACAATGCATTATTTCTCTCTTAAACGATTCTTTTCCAAGACGCTCAATATCTTCAAGAAGTTGTTTAGAACTTCCCCAATAATTTCTCCAGTCAGTCTCAATAACAGAAATACGCCTACGTTTTTTACCTTTCAACGGCTTGCGTTTTATAGTAGTCCAAAAGAATTTCTTACCAATATAATATTTGTGTTCTTTTGTATTAGTAATTATATAAATAAATCCTTCATACTTTTCAAGTCCGTCTGGAACATTCAGCCATTCATTCATAATAACCACGTCTTGCATTTTTATTTTTAACTCTTTGTATTGCGTCATATATTTCTCTTTGTGTATACTCTGCTTTATAGAGGACATTCATTGCTGCATGAATTACATCTATCGTTTCTAACAATGCTGCATCTCTATTCCCTGCCTCAAATTCTGCTTTTGCTTCAGCACATTCACGCGTCACAACTTCTAATTGGCCCAATGGTTCCATCCCGAATTTTACTTCAGGAAATAAACTAAAAATATTTCTTGCCATTTTTATTTTTCACATTTAACAATCGTTGCGCCTTTGTAATAACTTTCTGAATCTGTGTATATTACTGTAGCAAATTTTGTTTTAAGGAACTTAATGAATTCGTTAAATTTTTCTTTGCTTTTATCTTTTAGAAAATTGAAATGGTATTCCAAAACAATTCTTTTTATAGAACTCCAATCTTCTAAACCGTATAATATACCGAGCTCTGCACCTTCAACATCAACTTTCAATAGTGTTGGTTTGAATTCATGCATCAAACTATTTATATTTATTGTGGGTACTGTCACACACTCACGGCCTCTAACTTCATGTATAGTATTCATTGTTGTGGATGTACCAGACACTTGATAGAAAGAAATTTCTTTTATATCGTCGCCAACAGCAGCCTTAGGAACTATTACTACATTTTGTATATCGTTCAATCTGTCATGTGCGTAAATTGCTTTTACATGTTCTTCTGTTGGTTCAACACATATAATTTTTTTAGCCTTATCAAAAAATCTTACGGCAACGTAACCACAATTTGCACCCAAATCAAGAATGACATCGTCTTTTTCTGGTGCTAAATAATCATAACATTTGCTTTTTACAATCTCTTGCCACGACTCAACAAATAATAACCATCTTCAAAATCTAACGGTTTCTCCGATACGATTTTATTATTACGGGAGTAACCAATCTTAACTTTCTTGTGAGTATATTTTATTTTCAAATCTTCTAATAGCTTTCTATTGAAAAAAGTATCTTCTAATAATCGTGGAGCTAATTGAAACTTAGAATTGAATTGCCCGCCAACATCTTTTGTTATTATTTTGAACTCTCTATTATAGAAACAAAATATTAAACCAGCAATACCACCACCTAAAATATATTTATCATGCATTTTTAATCCTCTTCAAGTTTTGTTAACTCTCTTTTTAGTTGAGCTTCTGTCATATTCCAACACTCGCCAAAAAATGTGTAGGCATTTATTTTGTCTGCTACTTGTATTATCTCAAGTAAAGGTGTTATGATTCTTCTCCAATAAGTTTCCGCATCGTACTTTTTTCCTGACTTATATCCCATGACAGATATTGCTTCTTGTCTTGTCGTTAAAGGTTTCATTGTTGTTTTTCCATTCTTATAAGTCTTTGAAACCTCTTCGTAAACTGGTTCAGAAATAATATAGTCTATTCCGTCACCTACAACAAAATCTGTAGTATCATCTTCGGTTCTTTGTATCATTCTAATGTGTACTGGAACTGGCGCATGTCTTACGGTTCCATCCTTAGACATTTTTGGTTTACCTGTATTACTATCTATCATTACTTTTCCGTACTCACTATAATGTTTTGAATACTTTTTGGAGAATGTTAAATATTTTATGTCCAGTGTTTGATTGAAACATTTATCTTTGTATTCTAATATTGTTTGTTTCCATTTATCTCTATCATATTTTTTAGTTAAAACATCAGTACATAATTCTTTTTGTAATTCTGAAGCCAAAGGATTAGTATCTGTTTTTCTGAAAGCACCACCCTTAGATTCTATATTGTATTTTGTATTGCCTTCTCCATCTTTAAAAATCTCTAGATAATAGTATCTTTTCTTAGCAACAGTTATCATCGTTGGAAATGTATGTTCATGTTCAAACACACACCAATAGTCTGTAATTTCTTCCTCGTTTGTTTCTGGATTATTTACTTCTTTTTTAAAAATGCAATTGAATCGCGAGAACAATTCTTTATAGTATTTAAAATATTCAATGTTTAACTCTAATATTTTCTGTTCAATTTCTTCAATAGCACAATCGCTTTTCAAAAATACACTATCAGTATCGCCGGCAATTACTGTGAATCCTAATTGTCTTGCTCTTATTATTGATTTCTTTATTATCCACCTACCAACAGTCGTAACACAATCTACAACATCATAATTATAAAATCTAGTATGTATTGCGCCAAGTACACCATACATGGAATTTCCAACTGTTTTTATTGCATGCTGATAAAAATGCAAAGATGTCTGTTCTTCACTGCCTTCAAAATTAACATCTGCTGCTAATTTCTCTTTCATAAGATATTTTATTTTATCTCTCTCTGTTAATAATTCATCGGCTATTAATGGGAACATGCCCATTTTTGATTTGAACAATCTGTGTGAATGCATTGTCCAACCAGTAGTATCTTTATTAAAATCTGCAGGTGTAAATACTAAATTATGTTTATCTGCGTACTCTTTTATTGAGTTACCTACATACTTATCTGTAAATTTAAACATCACATCTTCACATGTAAATCCGTAATTACAAGATACTCTATATTTTTCTAATGCAGTATAGTAACTTGCTTTAACTCCACCATCTTTTTTAGTATGCAATTTTTTTATTTCAATGGATTGGTTTAATAAATCAAATTCCTGTGCAGTTAATATTGATTTGATTTCTTCTACATCGACTTGCATTTTTTTCACAAATGTTTCTGGTGAAATATTAAAAGTCATCATTAATAAAGGATAATGCGATTTATAATCGTAAGCAATAATGTTTTCATTTACTCCAGGAAGAAAACAAAAAGTATACCCGCCTCCAGGATTTTTCTCATTCTTACGCTGTTCTCGTTCATCTCTTGTTGGTTTTCTTTTAGCTATAACAGTATGTATATGACACTTTCTTAAATATAGATTATCTACTACAACAGAGTTATACATTGTTTGTTGTAACAACGATTGTGTTATGCCTGCGATTGCAACCAACGGCCTGTAATTCTTTGCTTTTTCTTCTATCATTTGTATTAATTCAACATCTTTAATATTATAGTTCTTAAATACTTCTGGTTGTTCTTCAAATAATTTAAAGAATTTTCCACGCACATCTCTTTTTGGCTCATTAAAATATTTCATAAACTTTAATTTTTCGTTACCTATAAATTGTTTAGAAACATTATCTAATGAATACGATTTGAATTCAGTAGAATACCATTTTTTAAATATCAATAGGTCATCCATTACATTCACAAAACTCCAATTGTAATCTTCTTCTAGTCCTAACATTTCTTGTCGTTGTTTTAAATAAGGAATATCAAAACCATCTGAGTTCCATGCAGTAATAACATCATATTTTTCAAACTCTTTAAATATTTTAATCAACAATACCTTTTCACTCATGTGAGTTTTATCATGCGGGTTGTCTGTTTTTACATAAGTACAATCTTCTCTCGTGCCTGTGTGCGGGCCAATGGCACAGCTTAGAACTTGCGAGTTGGCAACGACTCTGCCCATTTCATCTTTACAAAATTCACCTCGGTCGTCTGTTTCAATATCAAATGCTCCGATTTTTAGTTGACTATAATCTTGTTTGGATAAATCATTAGCTGTCATGAATCTTGTGACGGCATCAACATCACTTTCAAATGTTTCAATACCAGCATTTTCTATTGTTGTTCTGCAGAAGTATCGGTGTTTATTATTCTTCATTATTAGTTTAACGAAATTGTTACCGAATCTATCAGTAATACGCTCGGTGGAAAATAAGAACCTTTGCACGTCATATTCTATGTGGTCATAGTCTTCATCAAGAACATAAAAATATGTCAAAAATGGAACCCTTTTGTACACCTGTTTTCCATTCTCACGAATACGAAACAATATACTTGTTTCTTCTTCTTTTCCACGAACAATTACATAAGCCATTTTATAGCTCTACCTCACTCAGAAACTTTTTATCTTCATCAGACATAGTATCTTTCTTCTTAATATCATGTAGTTTTTTGCTCAGTACTCGCAGGCGAATTTTTTCTCCTCGTACTTCGGTAGCTTGCACCTGTATTTCTCTGTAACCTTGTATTAATTCTTTGTATCTGATATTTAGTTTTTTGATTATTGCTTTTACGTCCGTTGGTGTGTTTTCTTTTATCTCTTCTATTTTTGTTTCCCTCTTGTGTTTCAATTCTTCGTTTACTAATTCTTGTTCATCTTTGATTTCCTGTTCTATGTCACTCAAATCTTTTACCAAGTTTTCTAACTCGCCTTCTGCATCTATCTGCCGAACTAAGTTATGTTTTTTTAATGTTAACTCATTTAATTTTTTCTGTATTAACCATGTATATCACCTTTTTAATATAATTTTATATATTCATACTTATATATAAACTTTTCCCTATTCGATTTTGATGTCCTCCATGAAATCTACTTCAACTAATTCGTTTCTAAACGCTCTCAAAATTTTTTTACGTTCTTTAGCGGATTCTTTTAGGAACCTTGATGTATCATTGAAGTCAATAAAGTACCCACACTTCTTTCCCGGAGACAATCGTTTTGTTCGTCCAATTGTTTGTATTGAATCAACTGTTGATTTATGACCCGTTGCATTTACAATCATATCGAGGTCGGGGATGTCAATGCCCGCACCAAATATCTGAATACTTCCCACAAGAACAAGGCCACGATTGTTTTTAAATTCATCAAACATTTGTTTTCTGCAACTAGATTCTACATTGCTATGTATCTTTAGAACATTGTTTATTGTGTGTTGTAAACTATCAGCATGTGTTATTCTTCTTGTAAGAACAAGAATCTTTTTTGTTTCACTGTGTTTGTTAACAAAATCTGTTATCATTTTGTTTCGTTTATCGTTGTTAACAATAAATTTATCATACATCTCAGCAGATAACTCTAAGTATTTAGCACTTTCTTTAGATTTTCTATGGTTTGGATTTTCTATATTACTAATGTCTCTGTTCTGTTGTTCAACCATTGCCGTTTCTTCATCTACACTTGTGATACATTTGACGAAGAAACATTTTGTTGGAACTAAAAAACCTTCTGCTTCTAATTCCCATGTTGGTTTAGTATAAATAGGAAATCCAACCATTGCATTCATTTCTAAAGTAGCACCATCGTTTCTCCATGGGCTTCCACTCAATCCAATACAGTAATCATTGTTTGTTAAATGAATTGAAACCTCTGAGTACATGCCTGTTTCTTTGAGATTCTGTGCTTCATCGTAAAATACGCATGGAACATTGCAAAGATACAATTTTAATTGTCTTGTAGTATCATCATTACGACGCAATATTGCTGTTAGTGTTTGAATACTAGCAATTGTGAATTGAGATGATGTGTCCAATTTACCTTCGCACATCTCTGCAATTTTTACGCCCATTAAATTTTCGAATGCTTCTTTTGTTTGGCGAACTAATTCTATTCTATTAACAAGAAACAAGGTTCTTCGGTTTAATTTCATGGACATTTTTCCAGCAATATATGTTTTACCACCGCCAGTTCCAATGTTAAATGTACCAACCTTTTCTCTCAATCCAACCTCAACACAATCTGTTTGATAATATCTAGGCTTTATTGTTTGTTCTTTGAACTTAGTATTAAATACCTTATTAACAATATTCAAGTTACGTTGGTCGTTTATTACTAACTGATAATTTGTTTTAAAATGTTTATTGAAATCAAATACTAATTTTTTAATACTCTGCGAAAAACCGTATGGCAACACGTTATTTTTGAATAGATGCTTCTTTCCGTCCCAGATTCTTTTACCATCTTTTCCACGCTTCTTATATAACTTATTGAATTGATATCCTTGTGTAAAGTACGAGTATTTTGTGTCCATGATTCTGTATAACTTGTCTGGAAGTGTTCCAAAGAATAATTTGTTATCTCTTAAATCCACAGCAATAATATTTGTATTTGCTCGCCGCTCTTGTTCTTTATTACATTTGACCATGTGCGCATTGAACGGGGATTTAATCTTGCCAATCTCGTATTGATTTATGTCAGTACCCTTCTTAACAATTTCTGCACAGAGTCGGTGTACTTCTTTTTCGTAGTTTAATATATCATCTTTACTGAACTTAAATGATTTTTCTTTTTTGATTTTGACATACTCAAACATAATTCCATTTGGAATGTATCCATATTTTTTGTACACAAGCATGCAATAATGCAAACCTTGTCGTTCAAATGCAACGCCGGCGTCTATTGAACTAGATGTTTTCCAATCAACAAGAATTTTATCTCCACAACAATCACATTGTAAATCTATAATTCCTTTGTTTCTTATTTTAAAAACATTATCTTCATAAATGTCAAACGATATTGCTTCTTCTGGTATTGGATTTAAATATTTTGTATCAAGAAGGTATTTGCCTCGTAACACTGCGGCGATATATTTGTTTTTATCCAAGGGTTTCCAATTGAATCCGAGTTTTGTATCTAACTTTCGTTGGCTCCAATCATCTTCAAACAATTTTTCAAAATTAATATTGTTATCTTTACTATACTCTTCAAGAGTTGTATGCACAACACTACCGGCTTCACCATAACATTGTTTTACTGGTGTATCGGCTGGTGATTTTAGAATGTAACAATAATAAAATAGTAATTGTGATTCGTGATATAAGTTTATACTGCTTGGACTTAAACTGAATTCTATTTTCGACAATTTCACACCTCACTGCTATTGTAAAAATTCCAATCAATATTGAAAGGGCTCACATTTCCCGTGTGTCCAATATTGATTGGATAAAGTAAAAAGAAAAAAATTATTGTATCTCTACAATATCATTTCTGAACCAAGGTTTACCTTCGTAGACACCTTCGCTTGTAGAAATTTTTACTTTCTTACCAATGAGAAACGATTTAATATCTTCGTCACTTGTGGTTTTACTAAACGCGTCGAATGCAGCTTGAGTAGCTTCTGTAACTACCATTGTTGCTCGTTCGTTTACGGTTTTAGATTCTTGTTTGAACACATTCTTGCTCATCTTTTGCATAATTAATCTCATTAACTGTGCAACTTTGCAATTACTAATTCTATCTAATCTAACGTTTTCATTTAGTCTACCTTCATTAACCCAGATTCTAACTTTGGAATAATACTCCACAAGGTTGTCTGTTTCGAATTCTACCTTTAGTTTCACATCAAAAAACTCTGCGCCGCTATCAGTTTTAGAAGGAGGTATTGGAATGTTGGCTCCGTTTTCAACCCTATAAACTTTTGGTGCTTGTATAGTAACGTCTTTTATTGTTAAGATTTGGCCGTCTGCTTTGACCTTAACTCCTCTTTCTTCTTCGATTTCTTGTTGTGTTTTAGAACTAATTTTTGGTGTAAATCCTTCTGATACAAGGTCATGTTCTACTTCAGAATCAGTTGGTTCTTTTTGTGGTTCTGGTTCAGCTGGATTTTGTGGTTCATCTGGTGCTTCAACCATCTCTGCTTTTTCAAGCAAATCGGTGTTGTCATCATCTGACATTTCTTTAAGGTCCTCTATCGTTGGTTCTGTCGGTGCTTCTGGTGCTTGTTCTTCTGGTACTTTATTTGCTTCTTCATTTGCCATTGTAGTTTCTCCGTACACATCTATCGACCTTTAAGGTCATGATTCGTGTGACAATAATTTGTCTTTAAACTAACACTGCTTTCTTTGGTTTGATTTCAAAAATAACTTTGTTTGCATTTAGATATTCTCGTATGGCTTCGTCCACAACTAAATATAACGTCTCCCCTTTGGCCTTAGCATGTTTAAGAACCGCCTCTTTCAAATCAGTATTTGAAAATACAAACAGTTTATCATTGAAATATTCTGTATCTTTAATCATTTTGTAGTCTCCTCATTTTGTCATTAATATATCTTATTAAATAAAAGCTTATATATAAACTTTTCTATTTAAGATAAGGAAAGGGCCCAACTAAAAGGTGAATTTTAGAAATAAAGCCCCGTCCCTATGAATGTGATTTTTCTCTTTGGTCTATGTATTGTTGCAACATTTGGTTTTCTTCTGATAACATTTCCGTCTGTCCAATGGTTAGACTTGGATTAGTTAACAAAGCAACATTCATTCTTATCTTTGCTTTCATGTTTTTTGTTTCTGTGTATTTTAATTTTGCCCAGTCTTCTGTTGATATCATTTTATTACCTCATTCGTTAATATTAAAAAATATTTCATTGTCTAAAAATTCGTTGTTTGTTACATCATTTCCTTTGGAATCTAATAAATCACTGCAATTTTTAAATTTTTTTTCTTTGATTTTTAATATTTCTTGTTCAATTTTACAGCGTTTATTTTCTTCCTTTTCCTCAACAATTAATTTTTTGCACTTTATGCATATATTATTATGTTTTCTATGCGAGCAAAATCTGTGAAATTCCCCGCATAATTCCATGCAATAAAAAATCTTTCTTCTTATCATTTGTCTAGTTTACAAACCTCTATGTAGCTTCTAAACACAGACAATTTATTATTCAGATATGTTAATTGCACAGCAAGTTTTTTAATGCTTGTTTCTATTGTTGTTGTATCGTAGAATTGGTCTGATGTTTCTTTTCTATTCATTAATTCTGCCGCACGCATTTTGTCATTCGGATATCTTTTCTTTCCGTCTTCGTCCACATCGGTTGAAATGACTTGTATTAATTTACCTTCTGCAATAGAATTATGTTTTAATTGTATGTCCAATGTTTTAGTAAGATTCAATACAGTTAATTGTACTGTTCTGATTTCATCTGGTAAACTTAGCAGTTGTTTTTGTAAGTCTGCAAAATCCATCATTTCTACTGGCTGTTCTTTCAGTTGACCTGATGCTTCTTTTCCTGTTGATGGGTCGTTTACTCCTATAAAACTAGTTTTCATTTTTCATCCTCTTCAGCTTTTTATTCCAAAATGTGACATTGTAACATTTTTCATCCTCTTCAGCTTTTATTCCAAAATATGACATTGTAACATTTTTCAATTTTACACTGTAATATTTTTCAAGTATGTTAATAATATCTTGTCTGCCAAATTCTAATGTAGCTATTCTTTTCATTGTGTTGCCTCGCATACATATTTAATTATATTATTATAAATATAAGCTAGTATATAAATCTTTCTATTTTTTCCACCATGGCTTCTTCTCTGTGTA